AACCCACTTTTTGACCACCCCGACCACGCACGGTGGTCATAATCATATTATCATACTCTAAGTCTCTATGTAATGTATCCGCAACTTGACCACCGATGTCATTGTTCTCAACTAGGACAAATGCGTCATTGTACTCTGTTGCGATACTACGAATAAGGTCTGGAAACACGGACGGTAGAATGTCTTTGTTTCGATATTTTGCCACCATCTTGTATGGAATAGTTGTCCCATCAAAGATTGTCAGTGCCGAATAGTCGAGTCCAATACCTCGTGCCGTATCTGCAATTGCAAAATAAATGTGATTGTTTACAGGAGGTTCAAATATATCCAAATCACCTCTTTTTTCTTTAGGTGGTATGAATGGCATTTGTCGGAGTTTCATTCCATTGATGAGTGTGTTGTTACTACCAATAAACTCACAGTCAAATTCTTGTCTGAACTGCTCTTCACTGGTGTTTTTGATAGTTTGATCACGCCACTTCTCATCACGACCAGGCACATCTTTCCAGTGAACCTCCAGTGTTTTGTATCCACTACGACCTTCAAGTGCATCAATCCACATCTTGTAAAAATGATTCATACCGTTTGGTGTAGAGACGATAATAACCTGTGAAGTGCTACCAGATGAAATCGTTGGATACACAGACGCAAAGAAGTCTTCTGCTAGATTTCTTGGAACAAATGCAAATTCGTCAAGAAAGATAAGGTTGTATGATCCACCCCGTACAGCAGACGATGATGTTGCTGCTGCAACAATCTTGGAACCATTCTCTAATTCCATAGACCCTTTATTCCACGAAACAATTCCTTGTTGCATCCACATTGGTAGGTTTTCGTATGCGAGTTGAATCCTATGTACCATTTCCCGTGCCAATGCACCTTTGTTTGCAAGGATTGCGATAGACTGACTGTCTGTAAATAGAATTCTCCATAGCATGTAGGCAACAACAGTTGTGGACTTGCCAGACTGACGAGGCATCTTTGTCAATACAAAACGGTTCTTAGTGAACAGATTCACCATATTTTCTTGGAATGGATACAAGTCAAATGGAACTAAACCACGGTCAACGTTAATAATCTTCACATATTTTTTTATGAAGTATACGATGTCCTTCGCACACTTGATATATTCTGCGACTTGTTCTTCAGTATATTCTACCTGAACCCCTGATTTTTTGAGATTGGGGTTCGCAAGATAAGTATCAGTCGTCGCCATTGTCTACCTTTACATCAATAATATTGCCATCTTCATCACGACGATTGATGAACTTCTGTAGTTCTGCCGTGCTACCCACAAACAGTGCATTGGTGACATTGTTGGTGACTCTGCCCTTTTCGTCTTGACGTAGTTTCTTTACTTTATTTTGGATTTCAAGTAAATCTTTGTTGGCATCAGACAGTGTTTTGACTAACTGTGACACTACCTCATAGGTTCGTGCTGACTCTGATGCCTTTGCAAGATGAACAAGTTCGTCCAATGCCGAACCACCTGCTTCAATAATCTGATACAAGTTCTGTCTGGCATAGGTGTAGTCATTTTCTATCTGTTGAGTTTCTGGAGGAACCTCTTTGGGTGGTTGGTCTTTGACAATTGCAGGAGATGGTGCTATACCTAGTGATTGTTCTATACTTGTCTCAAAGTTTGTTTTTTTATCATCATTCATCAGAATCCACACCCGCAGTCGGACTGTATGTTCGACCATCGGTAAAGAAGAAGAAGTCCTCTGCAATACCAAAGTCACTATTTGCACTAATCAAACTAGACGCAATGGATGCCGAACTGTTGGTAGTCGGAGACCCATTTGCAAACAAACCAGGAGTCACCACCACACGAGTTGACCGTGCGGTGTTTAAAGGAATATCGGTGTGTGTATCCACCTGAACACGTTTGATAACACCCGATGTCTGTACTGGACCCAAAATATAACCCTTCATCATAAAGTTAAGAGTATATACTAATGCTCTACGTTCTTCAAAACCACCTTCGTAGGCATCTTCCATCGTCACACTTTGTAATATGACAGGAATGTCAAATGTTAAATTCATTGTTGGAAGTAACTTGACAGACGGAGTAAAGTCTGGTGTAAAGAACGGTAAAATTTGTTCTATAATCTGTACACCATCGTCGGCATTCTTTACAAAGATTGACAACGCAAAGTCAATGTTGTATGGTGCGGAGTTAAATTGAGTTCGTAGGTTTTGATTACTGGTTCCAATCGCACGATTCTGTTGTGTTTTTGCTAACTTACGAGATGGGTCATAGGTCATCCCCGTCATCTCAAACCCGATACGAGGCAACTGAATTGCCACATCATTCTCTAAATCTGGGTTGGAGTTGATTCTAGCAAGGAACTTTTCTTTGGGACCATAGGCAATCGGTACTGCAATTGATTGAATGCGTGTACCCGCACTATTGAAACGTTGTACAATAATGTCATTGAATAGGTTGCCAAAAGTAATAACATACTTTCTCAACACTTGATGATAATATTGATTCCCAAACATTAGTATCTATCCACCTCTGAAAACGGACTTTGCTCACTGAAGTCAATAATACTTGCTGCTTGTGTGGTGAAGAATGTATTGTTTGCTTGACTGTCAGTAGTTTCAACTATGTATTCTTGCATTACCGAATCACCGTCTTCTGCCAATAGTGTGGTGTCGTCTTCAAGAGTCAACTCATTGAAGAGAATATCCAATGACAGTTCATCTTCAATCACATCAACACTTGCATCACCTGTATTAATACGCTCACTACTGTACTCAAAGAGTTCGCATCGCAAGTCATATGTCTGTAGTCGCCCCATCTGATAGAATACTGCTTCATGTTCTACAAACTTAATTTCAAATAGTTTATCTGTCAGAGGAAAATAAATCAAGTCCCCTTCATTCGGGCGATTGGCAGTGATAGTATAGTTATTCGCACCCGCAGTGCCTGACTCTAACATAAAACCAAAGGTGTTTGCGGTGTCGGTCAAAAACTGACGAGATGGGTTGTTCGCATCATACTCTTCGGTTTGGAGTTGATATCCAACCTCGTCTTGGAGTGACTCACCCCCACGCACTTGATCAAATCGTTTCTTTGCGATAGTCAGGGTTACTTGGTCTCGTATCTGAACTCCAAACTTTGAGAGAAAATCCCCCTCACCCTCAAATCCTTCTACATTCTTGATGTACATTTCAACAGGAACAGAGTCGTTAAAACTAGACAGTTTTGCTTCACCAAACAAATGATCTTGCTCAACCAGAGTGCGAGGAAGATATTTGACTTCGTGACCATACTGCTTGATGCTCTCGATAATCAAATCTTCAAGAACATCTTGCTCACGACTGTAGTTAAAATTGTTGAAATATTTGTTGGTGGGCATATCTTATCCCATAAAATCAGCAACTGGAAGTGAGTATGAACTAATCATCTCCTCTTCTAATTTATTGATTTCCTCTGTTGCCTCTTCCCATATTTTCTGCCCATTGAATGTGATACCACCGGGTAATTGCATCCCCTCAAACTTTTTCAGGTTTTCGCCCCACTGTCGCTTGATGAGTGCAGTAGCATATCGTCTCAACCAAATATCACCATACACTTCGGTAAATGTATCTGGGTCAAGAATACGATAGCATTCAATGATGAGAAACTCACCTGGGTTTTGCTCAAACAAACTATCTACACGCAGTTTATTGGTGTGACGAGAAAAACGGATTGGTTTCTTACCCACAAAGATTTCTTCAAGCATCTCAATATGACGCATCGCATTCACATACGGAACATAGGTTGTGCTAGTGAAGTCAAACAAGTCGTTGAGGTGAATTTGGTAGCGAATGTTGAATAGATTAGACGACTGAACTGCGTCACCGATGTCAAAGATATTGACGACACCAATCACCGCATCTGGCACTATAATTTCATCAGATGTAATTTCGTCTGCCGTAAGTTGGTGTTTGAGGAAGATTCGTTCAGTTCCATCAAAGTGATAGTCCTGATAGTATTCTAGTGCGTCATCAATGCGGTCATCGACTTGTTCATCATCAACATTGATGTCTACAACTGGCGAACCTAATCTTCTGAGACAATAATCTTTGAGTTGTTGTCTTGACGCTGGGACTGCCATTTGATTCTCCGATACATTTCTGTTCTATTTATATGTATCAGAGTGGGGTGGTTAGACTTGTTGACCTACAGACCTGAGTCGTGCTAGGGATAAATCACCAACATCAGTTGAATTATTATCTGAAACAAAAGGAAACTTATCAATCACGTTCCCATCAGTGGATGGTACTGGAGCAGTACCACCTGTTGTGTATCCTGATACAATAGATGACTGCCCTGCTAAAGAATATCTACCTTGTGTCAAATTGCCAACATCAGTAGCATTTACATCAACAGAGAATGGAAATTTATCAACTGTATCGACAACACCCGGTGTTGGTGGGGGGGTTCTATACCCCCCTGAGTTGTATCCAAATGTAGATGACGATTGACCAGATTGTGCGTTTCTTGCCTGTGTTAGATCACCGACATCTGATGCGTTTGTGTCTACTGAAAATGGAAATTTGTCAATAATATTTCGTCTTCCAGTTGATCCTGGGGAAGTGTAACCCCCAGAAGTATATCCAAAAGTATCTGAATTTTGTCCTGTGGGTGCTTGTCTTACTGCTGTCAAGTCACCAACATCTGTA